TACGAAGAGGGGCGGGGGCGAGGAACCCGGGTTGGGCCCAGCCCCCCGGCCCCGCCGATGGTTACCGTTTTGGGAGCCGGGTCTGTCAGGATATTCATTTCTTTGCTCGGCGCTGGGCGCGGTTTCCGGAATACTTAGCCGTGACAGCTTTCGCCATAGTTTCAAGCTCAGCCTTTTCTGCGTTAATACCGTCCACCAACTCCTGAAACGCGTTCATTGCGACTTTTAGATTCACCACGCCGTCAAAAATTTTGACCGCGGTTCCCGCACCCCAAAGCCTGTCAAACGCAGCGGCCACAGCTTCACAAATTTCCCTTACAAAACCCGCCCAGGTGTTTTCCGGAGAATTTGCGTCAATGAAAGCGATTTTTTGGAAGGTTTCTTCCATTACTCTTTGAATGAGATCCGCCTTATCAGCGTCAAAGATATCATAGTCCAGCTCTTTTCCGTTTACGGTAAACATCGGCTGTGTCCTCCTTCTTATCACACGGATTCAGCGGCGCCTGCTTCGGTGAAGGTTTTTGTAGTGGTGTTAAATTCACCGTCTACAAAGGTTCCCACGTTGTTCAGGTTGCCGGTGACCTTGATGGTCTCGCCGCCAGCGCCGGCACAGCTTGCCACCTCTACGGCTACCCTGAATTTTCTGGCCTTAAAGGTGTTTTCCTTAGAAGCTACCGGCTCGAACAATTCAACCCGAATATAATCGCGCTCCGCGTCGGCGCCGGTCAGCTCGTCCCGTCCGATCTTGTAAAGCTCCATGACCGCTTCCTCAGATTTGATCAGATCGGTGTCAAAGGGGAACTGGGGCTGATAGCCCTTCACAATGCTGGACGCGGCCTTGTCGTTGATATACGCCTTGGTGTCCAGCTGGGCGGCGGGGTTCTCGTCCAGGGTGTTGAAGCCCGCGCCCATCAGCGCGTAGGTTGTATCGCTGTCCCCGGGAATGCCTAAATAGTCCGCGATTTGGAACCGCATAATGGTTTCATTTGCCATAGTTATACCTCCTGAAAGTATTGAAGCCTGCACTGGATTTGATATTTTCCAGTGTCAGGCCCGGTTGTGAATAGATAGCCCGTGCTTTGGGCTTCGATTTTTTGCGGGATTTTTCCTTCCGGCAGGCTCGGAAAATTGCCGGTTCTGGTCTGGGCTTCCAGCCATGCCGCCAGATTCTCATAAAATCCGCTGTTGGCAAGGTTCTGCAAAACGTCCGGTCCATAATCATTGACGGACCGGATCACAAACAGGTATTGCCGCACGCTGCTTCCGTCAATATACTGCTTTACGATCTCCGTGGCCGGGGTGGTATCGATGGAATATTCCACCGCCGGACCTTCCGGCAGGTAATCTACATTGATCGCGCTGTCTCCCATCAACGGACAGGTCAGGAAATAATCCCGCAGAGATTGAATAATAGTGTCAGCCATGCTATTTGCCTCCTGAAATCTTTTTTGCGCCCCGCAGGATTTCGTCCTTGTGGTCGATCTTCATGCGTTCAAACCACTTCGCGCCCGCGTTAGGGTGTGCGCCGGTGTCAAAGTGAAAGTTGATACCGTAGTACAGCCTACTGGCGTAGGGGGCGATGTAATTGACCTCACCAGAACCGACATCTGTTCCCAGTATGCCGGATTTATCCAGCATACCAGTCTGAAAAGGAACATAGGGGGAAGATAGGCGTAAAACCTCGTTGTCTACAAACCTTTGGGTTTGGTTGAACCGTCCGCTTCTTTCCGGACTGAAATTTTTATTCCATTCCAGCCTCGCCGTGATTTTTCCGTTTTTGCCGGTTGTGGTGAAAACCGTGCCTTTGGGTGTTTCGATTTTAAAGCCTCCAGCCACCGTTATTTCCCCTCGATTCTCCAGTGCCGCATCATAGGAGTACCCCTTCGGTTGTCCCTTACCGCGGTTACCACAAAGCACTCATATTTTCCGGTTAATTGGGAAGGGCCTGTGATTTGGTCTGTCACAAGCCCTTTTACCACAAGATCGCCGTTTGATATAACAATTGCTTCCTCGGTGGGAATCCGCACGATATAGGAATCCGCCGTATTCAGTCCGGTATCCCCTACAGAAACGGCCTGCTTGCCGTACCAGTTAACGCCGGGATACTGCCTGGAAGTCCACTCCTTCAGCCGGGTTTCCTTGTTGTAGATTTCATGGTAGATGGTGATATCCGCGTTGGTTATCATGGAATCACCTCACACAAAGGACCAGCCGGAAAACACCAGCAGGTTGACAGGGAAGGAGAGGTGACGCTTCATAACCGACAAAACGCCGGCGTTGGCTTCTGTCTGGCCGGAAAAGGAAACGCTGTATCCGTCCACGTTTTCAGACTGAATCCCGGAGGCCGCCCTTTGAAGCGTCGGTACGATATCCGCCAAATCACACTCACACGCCGAGAGCTGCGGCCCCATTGTTTCCGCTGAGGCCGCTTGTCCCATCGTGTAATAGTCAATGAGCTCAGACGCTTTTTGTGCGTTTGCCTGATACTCGCTTTCCGGAAGCTTTCCGCCCCGCTGCTGGTACTGCTGATACGTTGAGTACATTCGGGGACACCTCACTTCAACCGCCCGGAGAGGTTACCACCTTACGCACACGGGCCAGAGTGGCGTTGGTCACCTTATACCCGGTATTCATTTCCACCTGGGCCAGGGAACCAGCAAAGCGCTCGGAATCAATCACTCTGGCTACCTCAAAGTTGCTGATCACGGACAGGGCCTCGTGATAGTACATGACATACTGCACCGTGGACATATCAACCGTTTTCTGCGCGCCGGTGCTGTCATAATACTTAATAGAGCCTTGGGCGCCGTTGGCTTCCACAAAGGTCATGCCCAGCCACTGCCCCACATTTCCGGTGCTGGCGATCCGGTCGTTCATGACCGGAGTGAAGTCTTTGCCGGCGGCAAGCAGGACCTGGCTGTAAAAAGCCGGGGTGCACATGACTACGTTAGCCCGGCCCTTATCCTCCACGATTTCCTGGCGTGTGGCGATGATATCCTCCTTAACGTCGGTGATCGCCGTGGTCAGTGTGGCGGCGGTTCCCTCCTGGGCTAAGCAGGCAAGGCCGCACTGCATCCAGCCTTCGCGGATTTCCTGAGTTGCGGTCGAGAGGGCTTCTTCAGCCACGCTGAACTCTGCGGGGGCCGCCTGTACTCCATAGATTTTATAGGAGCGCTGGAAATTGTTATTCAGCTGAATCGGAATTAAGGTATCCGATACGGCGGTGTCCGAGAAATCCCGGCCCGGAGTTCCGGATTCCACCGCGGAGGTGGTAAGCTTATGCACATAAATCTGACCCGCCGGCCCGATTTGATATTTGTCTGTGCAGGTCACGCCGGGCACCAGCACAGGGTTGTAATAAAGATTAGGCTCCAGAATACCGGAGTATCTTTCATCTACGTTTAAAGAACCGTATTTAATTGACATGGGTTATTCTCCTTTCGGGTGATAGAATGGATTGTTTTTGTACTTTTCATCAAGAAGCTGCTGCCCTGTTTTCTTGGAAGCAGGTCCTTGTCCCGGGACGGTAATAGTGGGCGCCGGTTTGTCCGGGAGGAAGGCGGAGGGATCGCTTTCCTTGTACTTGCTTAAGAAATCCTCAAAGCCCAGGACCTTATCCTCCTGTACGGGAAGCTCAGCCGCCTCCAGATCGGATAAAAACGCCTTTTTGGCGCTCTCGCTGGAAAACTTAATACCGCCTGCGGCTTCTTTCAGCAGATAGCCGCGCCGGATTTTATTGATCTTCGCGTCGGCTTCCGTCTGGGCCTGCTCAGCCTTCGTTTTCCATTCGGGGTCGTACCCCTCCAGCTTGCCGTTGGCCTCTTCAAGACGGCTTTTGAAATCGTCTCTTTCAGCAGTCAGGGTCTCGATGCTGCGCTTTTGCTTTTCAATATCCGCACCATGCAGATCCATGATTTTTTGCACGTCCTCGTCGGATAAATTGAAAGCCTTTAAATCTTCTCTTTTCATGGGAATCCTTTCTTCCATACGCTTTTTACGGGGTCGCTTCCCTTTGGCGGTCACAGTTTTACGCCATGTCCGGGGCAAATTTGGGGATAACAAAAGGCCCGCACATTTCTGCACGAGCCTTGCGCTATTAAATGAATGAGTAAAAATATCAGGCTATTTTAAGAGATTAAGTTCATCTCGTTCCAAAGCCTCATTTAATTGTTTTATAAATTCTTCCTGCTTTTCTTGATCGCTTTTTAAATTAGAGTATTTAACAACCACGGTATCCTTAGGCTGCCAGTCGCTTGTTCTGGCAAGAAAGCGATCTTTTTCTGATAGTTCCAGATAGCGTTTCGTTTTTTCTTCTGCGGACAATTTAAGAAACTCCTCTAAAGAAAGCATTTAAACCTCCTCCATTTCCAAAACAATAACCTTATTTTCAATTTTGGCCGATAAAATATGAAATCTACAGTTTCTGGAAAAAAGAACTTCCTGCTCTTCATTATTATATTTTCGTAAATCGCGCCCGGTTTTAGATTTTATCCGCAGAAGAACAGTAGGAGATTCGTGATATTCACCGCCGACAGAAGCAGAAGTAAAGGCCGGGTAAAGTACTTCTGTTCCCACTGTGTGATGCTTCGCAAAGGCCATCAAACCCTCCCTGTCAAGAATTAAGCTTCTTTCTACTAATCCCTTGTATTTAGGCATTTTATTTAAAGCAGAATCCAAAGCGCTGATTTGAATAGATTCAGATCTGGTTAACTTTCTTCCGTTCCGCAATTTTTCATTCAGGGAATAACTCTCACCGCTGATATACCTTAAAATAGCACCCTCTTCATCATTATTCAGTATACCAGATAAAGATGGTTTTGTAATCTTTTTTCGTTCCGCTTGCGCTCTGGCTCTCGCGGCCTGGCTTCTTCCAAACCCGTAGACCTGGCTCCTGAATTTATCCTCGCCAAGCCCTGTCTGGGTCAGAAAGTCCTTTTGCTTCGCCCTCCAGGCCGCCAGCTTGGCGCTGGCCTCCGACGTGTCCAGACCAGCCGCGTCCATCGCCAGATATTCCCGTTTCCACCGCCTGATCTGCCGCTCCAAGTATCTTTGCTGCTGGGTGGCGTCGTAGTAGGGAAGGGTTCGCCCATTGTATGTAACGGTTTTGTTCTCATATTCTCTCAGCTTAGCCCTGGAATATGCGCGCTCGGACAAGCCCTCAAAATACGGAAAAAAGGAGTGGCGGCAGTTCCAGCCGCACAGCCCCGGGCCGGTTCCGTAGCCAGTGGATTTTACGAAATCTGGATACTTACGGCTTTTCCCGGAACGGCTGAATATTCTGCCCTGCCAGTCCATGTGCTCCGGTCTGGCGCCCATGTGGGCAGTGGTTTCCACCAGGTCGCATTCCATTTCGTCGGCTCTGGCGATTTGCATTCTGGCCGCCGTTTGATTGACCCCAGTAAGGACCGCCCGACGGACAGCAACGTCCATTTTGTCCGTGTGCCCGCTGGGATATATGATTGCGTCAATTCCTGCTTTGGAAAGGCTTTTTACAGCGCTTCTTACTGCGTCCTGGTAAGAAAACGCGCCGGAGGTTATATCCATGTAGGCGGCGTCCAGAGCGTTCTCAAACTGCCTTGAAGCCGTGTCAGCCGTAGTGCTTGTCAGGTTCTCAAAAAGCCTCATGGTTTTGTCGGAGCCAGCTTTAATTATTTTCTGCAAAGCCTCACTGTCCCGCAGCGCTTTTGGGCTTAAACCAGCTGCCCGGTAGATTTGATCGTCATAATACAGCGCTTTTTCTCCGGCTTCTGCAAGCAGTTCGTTAATCTCCCCCTGGGTTTTCCCGGTAAGGCGCTGTAAATGGTATCGGATAAATTCCCGTTCCGCCCCGATCTGCTCCAGCCGCCACATCTGCCATTGGGCGGTTTCCGTCAACGCTCCGGTTTTCAAAATGCGCCGCGCCATATCCTCCAGAATCCTGATTTCCAGGTCGGCGTAAAGCTCAACAACACGGTCGGGCAGGTGGTCGATATATTCAGGGGAGAGCATGGTTAATCACTCCCGAACAATATGTTTTCCGGCGTCTCCGGTTCTGGAAGCATGGCTTTCGCTTCCTCCTCTGATACGCCGAAATACCAGCTTGTGAGCAGCTCCGGCCTGATGTATTTGCTGTCCGCCATTGCCTTCCTGCGGGAGTATTCCACACCGGTATCCTCAAAAATGGAATCTCCATAGGTGACGGAAGGCTCAAAGGCTCCGGCTGGGGCCAGGCGGTACAGCGTCGAATATACATCGAACCAATATAGAGCGTCGATCAGCCCGGAGGTCATGCCCCGGTCCTGCACCGCCTTGACGGTGTTGTAGGTGGTGCGGTCGTCACTGATCACCTGGGTGGCCGTTACCCTTCCGGTTTGGATATCAATATTAAAGGTTCCTTGGGAAAAACCAGTCTGCATTTCCAAAATCCGAAGCTGAGTATCAAAGATAGTTTTATAATGCTCTCCCCGCAGCTCCGGCGTATAGTCCGCCCAGGGCTTGTCCACAGGCATGTCGATGGTCATGTAATAGTCGCTGGCAAGCTCACGAAAAGGGATTGCGGGCTTTCCGTTGATCGGGTCCTTGACCGCAACGCCCCGGTCTAATACCATGCGCCGCTTTCCGGTATCCCGTTCCCACAGAAACTGTTCGTAGGTTTTGTCCAGCTGGATAATGCTGTCCACGGCGTTTGCGTAAATGCTGATAGGGAGGGGCCCGCCGTCGATATTGTTCAGCATCGGCATTCGGATTAGGCCGAAGTGAGGCCGGTCTACACCTGAAATAAAAGCTTCGGGCTGAAGGTCCGCCCAGCGTTCTACCTCAGAAAGAGAGAGCTCTCCGCCGATTCCATCGGCTTCTTTTAGCCGATAAGCCCGGTTGGTAATGAGAAGGCCGTCTTCCTGAAGGGCAAATTCCTCGATGCGGACTACAGGCTTTCCGTCCTTCAGACGGTCAAAATCCGTAAAGAACCCGGATTCGATTCTTTTGTTTGGACCGAAGCCTTTCGGGAATATCCGGGAACGTGGGATAATCTCCACATAGACTGACCCGCCCTTTACAAACGGCTTTATTGCGGCCATGCCGCCGGCCCCCGCAAGCTGTACCGCCTCGTTGATATTAGGAAGCAGATTGCCGGCTGCCTGTTCCGTGATATATTTTCCCCGCTGGCCCGCACCCGCGTCTAGGGTTAACTCGCTGGTCGCAAGCGTCGCCAGATAGCTGGTGATTGTCTGCGCCAGTTTTAAGGAATGGGGAGGCTGGTTGATTAAATAAAACAGATCGTCCCAGGTTCGAATGGCTTCCGCCATATACGACGATAGATCCGAGCCCAGCTTTTTAATTTCCTTTAGATTCAGCATTTTCATCACCGCCTCCTTGATTAAATGAAAAAGTCCCATGCTTACACCCCTCCACGTTTCCAAAGGTATTCCGTGCCGTACCTTACGGCGTCAATATGATGATTGTCCGCGTCGGGGTATCCGTCTAAAACTTCCCCGGTTTTTTTGTCCTGCTCGTATTCGTATTCCGAAAACTCCTTTTCGGTATCCGGGCATCTGACCGGATCTATCCAGATGCAGTCCAGGCTTTGCAGCCATTTATGGCTGTATTCCACAGACCCCGGGCCTTTCTCGGCGCTCCGGCAGTATAAGCCGTAAGCATTGTAGTCCCCGACGCTTTTCGGCTCCGCACTGTCTGCCGTGATTCTGTCGTTTCCAGTGAGGCCCTTTGCCTTTAGAATATCAGCTGTTTCCCAGTTTCCTTTCCGCCTGGCGGTTGCCTCGTCAAAAATATACAGGGTTTTCCTGGCAGCGTCATACTGCATTCCATTGTACGCCCAGGGGTCTGGATAATAGCCCCAGTCTACCCCGTGGAGCCTGCGGTCAAAGGAACGGACCATTTCGTCCGGAATCGGTTCCAATTTCAGGTTTTCAAATACCTGGGTTCCGCTGCCGACAATCTCTCCCAGATACTCATGACGGTAGGAGGTTTCGCTTTTTGCTTTGAGCCTTTCCGCGTCCGCAAGGAATCTGGGTCCAAGCCATTCCTTAGGTGTTGTCAAATAGGTGCTGTGATGAATCAGCTGGCTGTCCCGCCGTTCCTTTACATACCGGTTGGCCCAGTTTCTGGCAGAGGAGGGAGGGTTAAAGGATTTCAGGGTAAAAGAAAAGGAACCTCCGCGCAAAAGCGACTGTTCCACATTTCTGATTACCTCAGGGCCTCCGAATTGGTCAAGCTCTTCAAACCAGGCCATTCCAATATATCCGAACGGCACTTTGATGGATTTTATTTTTCCCGGGTCGTCCATGCCGAAAAACATGATCTTTTGCCCAGTAGGAAGGTACGTACATTCCATTGGGGAAACAGTGCATTTGAATTTCTGGGTTAATCCCAAAGCAGTAACGGCCCAGCATATTTGCGCGTAAACACTGGTCCGCAGCGTATTTGCAACCTGGCGCATCACCACGGCGTGGCAGTCAGGGTGCCTTATAAGCAGCAGAACCAGTTCAACTGATGCGAAGCTGGATTTTGTGGAGCCTCTGCCGCCCTCCAGTACCGCTTCGTCAACGCGGCCCATTCTGATCTGCCGGTGAACGTCGTAAAAGGCGGGGGAGACAATACCGGATAATTTAGATGTCGTCAATGATCTGAACCCCGCTTTCGTCTTTTGAGGATAATTCCTTTCTCATTTCAAAATACAGCTTGATTGCTTGAACATCTCCGATAGAACAGCGCCGGATCAAGGCTTTCCAAACCGTTGAAAGCTCGCTGCTTGTAAATTTAGAAATCAGGCTGTCCACATATTGGGTAAACTCCGGCTTATCCAGCCATTTGTAATAAGTAGAACGGGCTACACCGCATTCCCGGCATAACTCTGTGATGCTCCCGGTGAAGTCCGGATTTGCTAATAATTCCGCAAGTTTTCTTTGCTTGCTTGTTAGATTTAATTCGTTCGACTTTGTCGCCATACCACCACCACAATTTCAGGATAAATAGAAAGACCGCAAAGCCGTTAAGCCTGCGGTCCTTAGGAAAGTAGGTCAATGAACCTTGTACACTTTTCTATGATCTTATTATATCCCATGTTTTTGAAAAAAACTTCCCCTCTTTTTCCCATCAGCATTCCATAATTCCGTACATGGTAACAGTAAAATAATAAAGTGCTTCATCTTTTATTCTGTATACTTGAGAAGTTTCAATGTGATATTTTTCCATCAGCCTTTCCACGTGTCCGTCGTGGCGGTCTATGTAAAACTCTGTGAGAAAGTCTTTTTGTACCTCAGTTATTCCGTCCAGCCCTTTCTCGATGAGTGCGACAATCCGCCGGGTCGCGGAGTAGGCCAGGGATAAGCGCTTAGTTTTCACAATATTATCAATCCAACGATCTTCAGTTTTACTCCCGCCGCCTTTCACTGGCTCAGAATCAGCAGTACAAGCCTTGATAGATTCCTGTTCTAATCGCAAAGTTAAAATCTGATCCCGAAGATTATTTAAAGATGCTTTGCGCTTCATGTAGCATCTAAGATCGTTTTCAGCTTCTTTTTTCCAGTTCAATTTTTCAACCTCCTGACAGTCTTTTTGTCACACTTCTCCGGCGGACAGCCTCTAGGCTTACCGGTGTCATAGCAATATAGGCAGTAGCGTTGCTGCCCGGAACCCTCAAAAGTTAGAGGTCTGTTATAGATACACCCCTTACAGCTTTTTCTATTTCCGCTTTGTGGCCAGCCCAATGTCCTGAGCCTCCTTGCAGTAGAAGTCATCTTGTTTGTTA